GTGCGTCCGAGAGACCCCACGGCGATCCTGAAACAGGAACATTAGGTATGTGTACCACTGGGATTAATCCAAGTGGATTTGGGCGAGAATCAATTAACTCATCGTTGACGTACTCTTCAATAACGTCGTCAGTCAAAATTTCAGTGTAAGTAAATACTTGTCGAGTGCCTTCTAGTGATGTTCCCCAGAAACGATACTTCTGCTTGAATCGCAATAGTCGTGTTCTATCGTGTGGGTGGAACTCAGGAAAGCAGAAAGAGGAGTTCATTGGCAGTAGACGAACACGACCAGGATGAAAGTGTCCAGCAGAATCTGTCCATGGCTCTTCGTAGGCAACTTTAACAAAGACGTCACCAGTGATGCCGCCTTGCTGTCCCATCTCAAGTAGGACACGCATCTTGTCGTTGTCAACTTCCCAAATTCGCTCTAGGCGATCTGGAACAATTGCTTCGGTTGCTTTAGGAGAACGAAAATGCAATCCATTACCAAATGTAAAACGTGAAAGATAGTCATAAAATGCACGATAGTAATTAACCGCAATCTGCATTTCGCCTTGTTCACGGCGGTAACCCCAGTGATGACCAAGGTACATCGCCCAGTTGAGTGAGTAACGATTAAGTCGAGGACCGTGTACTTCAAACTCTTCATCAGCAAGTTCAACCAAACCAAGTGGTGAAATTGAGATTGTTAAATCGCTAGAGGCTGCTCTATACGATGGAGGACTAAAATCAAGAAACGACATTACTTCTTCTTATCTTTCTTGATTTCTTTTTTCTTAGATAGATGTTCAGCCTTTTCTTTATCTTCTTTTTTCTTAGCCATTGCAACTTTACGTGTTGCTTCAGTTGTCTCTACAAACTGGCCACCACTTTGGATGTACTTCTTATGAACCCAAGCAGATGCACCTGGATTTGGGTATGACGAATACTTAGCACGAGCCATAGCAACAATCGTTGCATACAACTTTGGGTTTGCTGGTTTCTTCATATCTCCTCCAAGGATAGCCTAACCACCCTCACACTAGTGTAAGGGTGGGTCGGCGTACTTACTAAAGTATTAGTCGTTTACGACTGTTGGTGACATGCGCTGTGTGCGGCCACCTGAACGAACTGCAGTCTCAATCTGAGCACCTGAGTAGTCGTTCATTGTTCCATGTGCAAACTCACCAAGGAATGTTGGTGCTTCTGTCCATGATGCTGATCCAACGTGTGCACGCTCTGAGAGAGTCTCAGCAGCGGTCTTTGTGTGTACTGGTGCATTGCGGTTTGGACGGCCAGGTGCTGTTGCAGAACCTGACATCATTCCTACCTGGAAGTCTGCTGGCACATCTGTGTCAGTTGCGACTCCTTCTTCAAAACGTAGTGGTCCACGGCGAGTTGCGTTGCCAGACTCTTTCATTTCGTAGATCTGAGGTGCACGCTCTGGAAAGCGAGGTGCTGGTGAGATTGTCATATTTACTCCTTAAGGATGTATTGGAAAGGCCTTTTCCTAGACATAGTTTCCCTCTTTTTAGGAGGTCTATGTTGTTCAACTAGAAAAAAGGATTACTTGATGCAACAACTTCTGGCATGACTAAATCCTTAGTTAAGGAGCAGGCAATAGCCAAAGAATCTACAAAGTCATCATGTGCATAAGATTCATCAGGGGCGGCAACTAAAAAGTTAGGGCCTTTGTACTGCACTTCAGCATCAACCATTTGTTGGTAAAACCGCTTCCAAGTACGAAGTCTGCGAGTTTTTGCATGTGCTGGCCATGCAAGCATCTTGCGTTGAATGAGGGCTTGAAGGTGCTTCCAACGACCAGACTGCTCGCTAGGACTAGAAGTTAAGGACATAACTTCGGCTCTAGGAATAAGTAGTTTCAACCGTTGTGCTACAGCATCACCGACACCGTTGGCGTCTACACCGATAGCAAGGACATCGTAGTTACTAAGGAAGTTTACGATCTGGAAGTATTGCTCTTCCCAATCGTCTCCTTGCATCTCTAACCAGTTAAGGACTCTGTGATCAAAATAACCAAACTCATCAGGACGATCCCAATCAACCCAAACCACAGTAACGACTGTAGAGTCAGTTTTACGAGCAGGGTCGATGCCGACAACGACTGGGGTTTTATGCCATACCTTAACCAGTTCTTGAGAAGTATCCCCCAAGTCGTCCATAATGTTCGAAGTAACAAACATGCCTCGCTCAAGAAGCCATTTGCAGTTGTACGACATTTGAAATTCATCTGATTCCTCACCGATTCTTAGCATTTCTTTTCTAATAAACTTTTCGTAATTGTCGTTAAATTTTGCAACATCTCTCCAGTCCCATTGAAAATGGTTCTGCCTATTGCCACGAGTTGTTTGACGACGTCGGTTCATCTGGATTGCTTTGTAGAAGTTGTTCTTACTTGTTGTAGGTGTTCCAGTCTTTACCATTGTTCCTGCGTAGTACGCAAGCATCGGAGAGATTGACTTAGAGACTACGAAGTCGTCAGCCTCTTGGCACTCATCGATGACAATCAAATGGAAAGACTTAGACTCAATCTTTGCACGAGGGTTTGCAGTCATCATCATGATGCTAGAACCAGACTTCTTTAACTTGATTTGACGAGTCACTCCACCTACACGTGCTGTTTGATCGTCAATTTCTGGATCGCCAAGGATCTCTATTGCACGCTCTGAGGTAAGGCGGGTTACTGTTCTACCAAATAATGTTTCTGCCTGTCCTTCAGTAGGGGCAAACAATCCTACCCATAGACCATCTTTGAACTTACCAAGTAAGTCTGGGTATAACTTTGCCAGTCTTGGAAGTAGCACCATCAATGTGGCTACTGTGTCAGCAACAGTCTCTGATTTTCCTGATTGACGAGAGGCTAATGCTGTAATCTCTTCGCCATCATTAATGATGACAGATTCAATAATACGACGTGCTAGAGGCTTTTGGTAAGGGTGAAGATCGTGTCCTACAAGAACCTTAAGGAAATCCATAATCTTTTCAACAAGTTTGTCAACAAACTGTTGAGACAGTTCATCGAGTTGTTCATCTAAAGGTTCGTTTTCAACTTGATCATCCTGTTGATAGAACTCAGGATTTATTTCCTCAAACTTCTCATCATCAAAAGTCATAGAGAACTCTGTGAGCGTCGCTTTAACTCTTTAGCAATAGCGTAAAAGGCTTCAGCGCCCATCACGACCTCTTCAAGATCAGCCTCGCTCTGGTGCCTCTGCCATGTCGAGATGTGTTTGCCAATCGTAAACATGGCTTGCTCCATCCATGAGATCAAATCTGGAGTAGAGACCATGGACACTCGTTTCTCGATTCGACTCTGGGGCTGGTGTCCAACCTGCTTCTTCCGTAAAATCCTCATATGTAACTTCCCGTCTTGCTAGTGCTCCGCTTAATGCTTCTTCTTCGTCTTTCATGGCTCCCCACTTACCTAAGACTAGTCCATGGTACTTGGGTAATCGTACTATGAACGGTTTAGAAATTCTAAAAGGTTCTTCGATTTCTTGGGACCAACCACGCACAACAAATTTATTACCCCACTCATAGGGAAACCGAGTTACTTGAACGAATACTGGTCCGATGTTGTGTACCTTGGGCATATCACGGTTTCTTTGGTTTAGGGAGTTTTTGTGGTCTACCTTTGTAGTGTACCTGAGAACCACGAGCAAGGCGATAAAAGGCCTTGCGTGCTGTTGCAGAGATTCCAGCAACATCTGCAGGTCCACGAGGCTTTGAATCTAAGTAACTATAAATATAACGGCCTTTCGATACACGGGCTTTAAATGCCTGCCACTCCGTAGGCGTCACTTGATAATAATTATAGAAAGTTCCATCACGGAATACAACTGTAATTTTATTATCAATCTTGTCATAACCAGCCGCCACAGTACGAGGACGTTCTGGGTTAGTGGTTGAAGTTGGAACTAAAGTTAACTCTGCTGGAGTTTCATCTTCTCCGTCTTGAGAGCCCTCAAGTTGTGCAAGGTTGTTGTAGTTGTTACCTGTGGTTGGATCGTAGTACTCCAACGTATCATTTGCATTTATTACAGAAATGATCTCATCAAACTCGCCATAAGAGGCTGCTGCTGGAAGTCCACCATAAGAAGGGCCCGTGATTTTTTCAATACCTGCTATTTGTCTTGGGCCAAACTGCTTACCAATTGCTAAATTAAATTCGTCAATAGACGGCAGGCTGGTGCGTTGACCTCCTACCGACCTGCCGCCTACTGGACGTACCATAGTTTTATCCTAACAGATTAGGATGCTGCTGCCCAAGGTGTAATGTTAATTACAGAACCTGGAACAATGTTGTTCTGTGCTGCTGCAATTGACTGTGCCTTGATTGTTCCTGGAACACCAATTACTGAACCAGTTCCTGTAGACAATGCTGTGCTTGCGTTTGTAACAAAGTAAACCTTATCTGTGCTTTCGTTTGCAGTTACAGTCCATGTACCGTCAACAGTTCCTGTTGAAGCAACTGTAATCTTTGTACCGACTGGATATGCTGCAGTTGCACCTGTTGCTGTAATGCGAGCAGTTGTTGAACCTGCAGCACGGTCAACGTCTGTGATTGACTTAGCAGCGTTTGTTGCTGCTGAGTTTACAGTGATTGTTCCAAATGATGCATCCTTCAACGCATCCTGTGCAAGTGCTGTTGTAAGACCAAGAACATTTGGAGTAAGGATATAGTCAGTTGCTCCGAGTACATCTTCGCCTGCTGTGTCTGGATTGTACTGTGGGTAGCCGTTCCATCCTGAGAGAGCGATGATGTGGCTATCTAATGCTGGATCTAGACGCTCTTCTGTTGTGTTTGGGCGAGCATCATTTGGTTGGATAGGGAAGTTTCCCCATACGAAGTCGATTGCTACTTCGCCTGCGGTATCAAGAAGATTACCGTTGTTATTTGTTGCCATGAATAGTCTGCTTTCTCTAGAGAAGTTAAAGCCTCATGCGCTTAGAGGCATGACAAGTCTACTTAAAATCATCGCAATCATGGTCTTCAAGTTCATCTGACTCTAGAACCGTATGACAGTCCTTGCATTTAAAGAATCGGATGTCATCGAGGCCTACATGCAGTGAGTCAGAGTGGTATTCAGATTGATCCATTTGAGGACCTGCAAGAACTTCTGGAGGAAAAGGACCTCTAGGACTGTGTGCTGCTGATGGAACGTAATGTCCTTGTATTGCAAATTTACGAATGACTTTCATTTACTTTGCCGACTTTTTAGTGGTTTTCTTCTTAGGTGCCTCTTCTGTCGATACTGGAATAGAAGGATCATAAGTTACAGCCTCTAATGCTGTTTTGGCCGAATCTTTATATTCTTGAGTCAGGTTTAGTAATCCTGCTTTTTTTCTTTCTTCTAAGAACTTTGGCAAATCTTTATCGCAATAAAAGATAGATGTTTCTTCAGTTAAGCGATACTCAAAAAGTGCTGGGCTAC